ATTATCCTCGATTGCTTCTTCCGTAATGGAGAAAGCAAGCGCAATAGTCTCATGCGTGTACCGCGCCGTATACGCTTCTTGTGCATCATCAAAGGTAATTGCTGAACCTTCCTGCTTGACGGGTGCTGACCCGAAGCCTGAAAGCATCACTTCTTCTTCAAAAGCACGTTCCGAAGATTCAGTATCATAAATCTCCGAAGACTCATCGTCATACCGTGCATACTCAAGGCCGAAAAGGGCGTTGAGTCCGGGCTCTAGCTCTTTTGCTAGTTGGGCTCTGCTAATAGCCATTTTTCAATCCTCTCCTATACGCCAGTGGTTGAAACACTGCCAGCAGAAATGGAACCCGTAGGTGCATTAAAGCTGTTGTTCAACCTGACAATTGCGCCAATTCCAGCAGCTGCGAAGTCCTGATTTTCAGGGTCCTCAGTCCAACCCATAACCCGTAAAGTAAGGCTGTTGGTTGTTGCTAGGGTACTGATAGCCAAACGACCTAACGATACACCTGTAGCATCGGTGCCTGTTATACCCGTAGACGTACTAGCATTCAAAAACACACTTGCGCGTGCTGTTGCCTTGCTCGTCCACGTGGCGTCCGTTGCAACGACATACAACTGACTAGGGTCGTCATTGATAAAGGCCTTAACGGGGTGGTTACTATCCGCTCCCGATCCGGGCCAGTAGTTACTCCAAACGGTTTTTCCAGTGGTGCTTGAGACATACTCACATCCTTGAAATACACCCAGAGCACTAACAGTTCCACCAGCGGCATTAGATGTATGGTCGATATACCCAGAAGCGAGGGGTACGACTATCTGTCCGTGGTAGAGTTTGCCAGTGTTGTCTGAGGCAATTTCATATGGAGTATATCCGGTAAGACCAGTGGAATTTGAACCTCCGCCCAACTTACTGATGGGACGTAGGCCAAAGCTTCCATTACTATTAGCCATTTAATTTTCTCCTAGTCCTCGGATTGAGGACCTCCAAAAGTTACACGAGATTGCCTATCAGGATTATTGATAGGCATTGCCGGATGCTGCTCACGAGCTAAGTCGTTATCAACAGCGGCCATTTGATTGCGTGTCATGCCACGAAAATGCTCGTCGCGTTCTTCAACAATCTCAAGCGGAATCCTTGCAAGTAAAAGACCACCTACGCCTATTACACCAGCATGTTTACCATCTTCAACGGTCGGGACCTCAAAGTCTGGGTATTCTTCACCACGTACCAGTTCCCATCCCTCTCGAGATCGTGCTGCTACGTTTTTACGGTCATCAAAACCCATTACTTCAGACCTGATCCACCGATGCTTGTAACCATCTGGCGGCGGCGGCGCGTCCAACATGGACGGGGGCTTCCAAGGTTCTCTGCGTGCTTGCCCTGCACGAGTTTGGTTGGCTCTAGGCGTTCTCGTAGACTTCTCGCGAGATGTGTTCTCAATAGTCATGGTTATTCCCTCACTTCACATATTTTGCGTATTCCTCAAGCGGCACATTTAGCTTCTTAGCTATAGCTACTTGAGAAGAGGTTAACCGCACAGTTTTCCGTCCACTTTTCTTGCGGGATGCGGAAGATTCAGCTGACGCAACCTTTCTTCCCCCGTTAGACTTAGACTTTAAATCAAACTTATTTGGAAATTCAGTTCTAAGTCTATTGTCAAGTTCAGCATAGTAGTCATCTGAACTAGGGTCAAACCCCTCATCCTCTACCAAACGACGATGGATGCCGAAAGCACCATATGTCATAACCTCATCTTGGCCAAACCAGTCATTATCTGACGCCCAACTCTCCGCTTTTGGGTCGGCGGAAGCTTGAGGTGGGGCTGCTTGAGGTGGGATTTCTTGAGGTTGCGGAACTTCAACGGAGCGATCCTGCGGCGATCTACCTTGGGTTTTTTGCAAAGACAAATCAGCCAATGCCTCTTGAGCATCAACAAGTTTGTCTACATCTCCAGTTTCATGGGCTTCTCGAAGAACGCGTTTCGCGGTTTCAAGTTCGCTTGAAACTCTTCCTTCGAACTGCTCAATATATCCCTTGTCCAAAGCGTCCATACGAGTTTTTAAGTTCGCATTTTCCTTCTGGATATTCTCCGCGTACTGAATTGCGCTTTGCTTTTGGCGCTCTTCCTCGCGAAAACGTTTGGTGAGCTCGTTAATGCGGCCTTTAACACCCGCGCTATACTCTTCAAGCTCCTCGTTTGAATCTTCCGAAGAGACTTCAACGGAATTATCATCCGAACTAGACTCATCGACTTGATCTGACGAAAGCTTAACATCAACCGAATCTTCTTCGGTGTCTCCTACGTCAATTTTAGTTTCTTCAGGCATGGTTCTTCTCCATGGTTTATGTCTTCTTTCTAAATATGTTTAATGTCATCAGGCTCAAGAATTGTAGCAATAACCTCGTCATCATTAATGACGCGGACCTCGCCTCCTTCAATCTTAAATCGGGCGCCTGCATATCTTCCGATACACACCCAATCGCCTTCGCTACACCAACTACGATCTTCAAGGTCGCCAAATTTCGCAGAGTCCTGGTAAGCCAGAGGACCCACCTTCAAGACATAAGCAACCACTGTTGCTAAAGCCTCTCGGTCTCTAACTGCGTCGGGAATAAGAATACCCCCTTCAGTTGCAGCTTTACCCATGTATGGCATCACAAGTAAGCGCCAGCCTGTAGGCTGGGGCAGTCTCTCTTTCAAATTCTTGCTGACAAGAGAGGGGTCGAGCACTTTCTCACTTTTATCTATGTAGGCAGACGATGCGGAATTCTTTAGTGTTTCTTTCTGAGGCTCTACTACGTGGTCTGGAACGTATAAAGTTTTGGTCATTCTTCCTCCGTGGTTTGCAGGAGATCCTTTATCTCCCGTTCAGTAAATTCTAGCCCTTGAAGCTCTCCTGTAAGATGCCTGTAAGACTCCATGTCTTTAGGCGTACCATGTAGAATAGCGTCTTGGGTGAGTTCTATGCGACTTTGTATTGCTCTCAATAATTTGTAAGCAAAGGTCGTTGGGTCGGACATATTTCAGTAAGACCCCTTAAAATTCTTGCCTTTAATGGCACCGCCCTTGGAATACTTGACAGGGCCGCGCTTGCTGTAACTCATTCCACCGCCCATGTAACCGAGTTCATCGCGCATCATACCACCCATGTTCATATCTTCCGGAACACCCAGCTGATCACGAGCCATGGCTTTCTGCTCTGGCGTGGCCATTTTAAGAACTCTTGCAGAAATAGAACGATCATAGTTGTCTGTTTCAGTTCCTGTGGGATTTGACATTGAGATTCCTAATGCGGAGATAACCTCGGAATCGGAAACACCACCTTCAGGAGTTCGTTTGTCTGGGCCAAACATTACATCAATTTCTTCTGCCATCAGAAAGTCCTCACAGGTTTGCCGCGACCGGACATTGCCATGCCACCATCGTTGCGCTTCATGTACTTCTCTGCTGCACGGGCGCGTTCTGCATCGGATATATTTCTACCCTCTGCTAGTAGATTTTCTATTTGTTTATCTCTTCTCGCTTTTGCCGCCATCGCGCGAGCACGGGCGCGATCTTCATCGGATATATTTCTACCCTCTGCTATAGCTTCTCTTTCAAAGTCAGTTATCTGCATCATCGCGCGAGCACGATCCGCATCAGATATATTTCCAGCCATCAGAAAGTCCCCTTTCCACTGTTATCGTTATAAGTAAGGCCCTTCACTTGAATGGGAGGAGCGCCCTTGATACGGGCCATACCGCCGTCAGCCATATTCATTTCATAACCGCCCATTCCTGGGGCAGGCATTGGCCGGCGCTTCATGCCACCCATGTTCATGCCTTCGGCATCATTCATACTCTTTGCCTTTTTCATAAGACCACCTGCCTCTTTTTTAGAAACGTCCATCTGTTCGGACATTTGTTCAACCATACCGCCGGACCTATATCCAGCTTTCATTTCAGAATACGCCTTATCACTAATCGTACTTTTCGATTTAGAACGAGATGTTCCGGCTTTTTTACGCTTGTTTATATTCTCATATAAAGACATTAGCACTTCCACCTTTTCCTTGCCTGACGAATACGTGAGTTAGGGTCGTTCTTAGTTTTGGCAGAACTTTTCTTCAACTGTCCTGCCGATCTAGCGCAATAGCTCTTACGACGCTTGGCAGCCGCGCTGCCCTTCTTAACTTTCCCCGTAACCGCTGTTTTAAGCTTAGACCCCGGATTAGCCTTGCGGTAAGCAGCAACGCCCTTCTTCGTCATTCCAGCACCCTTGCTGGTTTTACGATAGTTGGCGCCTTTGCCGCTAGTAGTGCGGCGTATGGGGCTCTGCCTTTTAATAGCCATATTGTTTCACGTGAAACATTACGCCCTCTTCCTAGCCTTTTTCTTTGCCGAAGCCGAAGGCAACTCCGCATAGTGGTAAAGTTTCTTGCTGGCAGTACCGTGTTTAGATCCGGTATGAAGATCGCCATTAGACATCTTGTGTGTCCCACCAGGATGCTTGGTCCCATCCTTCAGGTAATGGGTCATGTTTTTAGCCATAACTAATTCCCTCTTCCAGGTGTGCCTTGATTGATCCGCTCACGGTTAACCTCGGCTCGTAGCAGTGCGATATCCTCCTGAGAATCAATCTTGTCAGCGGACAGCTGTTCCTTAGCGTCCTCTTTCGCAACGTCAAACAACAGACGCTGATCAAATTCAGCAGCCTTGCGCTCCAAGTCGGCGGCCTTGATATCAAGTTCCTTAGACCGAAGCTCAACCAAGGGGTCTACTTCACCCTCTGGCGGTGGCATAAGAGCCGCCATAACTTCTTCGGTGTACTGAGCTATAAGTTCAGCGACCTTGGACTCTAAATCTACTTGGGGCGGCTGCTGGCCCATTTGCGTAGCCTCCTCCATCATGGCTCGCATCTGAGCGTCAACAACGCCACGAGCCTTAAACGCAATGTGCTCGCATAAATGCGCTTGCAGTAAGGCAAAGACGGGAGGTGAAGACGCTGCAATAGGCGTTTTCATAAATATAATGTGCGCCGTCATATGAGCGTCATGGTCTTGCGTTGGGAAAGCCTGCAAAGCCTCTTGAATAATAGACTTTGCATTCTCAATTGCGGGGTCAGTCGGCTGCGGCGGCTGGGGAGTAGGAAGCAGGGCTTCAATGTTCGTGACGCCTATTGCCTGATAAATACGCCTGAAAGCCTCGTGAAGGTTATGCATCTGAGGATTTGACTGCGCCAACTCCAGCTGCGTTTGCGCGAGCGCCAGCCTTTGTGACATTGAGAAGATGTTTGGATCAGATACAGGTATAACATCGACACGCTCATCGAAATCCGCCTGCTTAATCGTGGCTTCCGCACCATAGACACTGTACGGGTACATTGGCGGAAGTGATTCCGAGAAAACTCTCGCTAACATTCGGAACTCTTGTTTTTGCGCGTAATGAAGCCGCTTGTGTATTGCCGACATCACCTTAGAGCCACGTTCCAAGAGAGCCACGGTAGTTCCAACAGCTGCTTGCTGGTTGCCGTCCCCCACTTGTAAGTCCGTAATAGCCGCAAAACGTCTGCCGGCGTCCACAACAAACCCTAGAAGAGACATCAGTGTCTGACTAGGCTCCTTGTACGGGAGAGGCATGATGCTCTCACGCAAAGCGCCGCCGGGAACATCAATATCGCGAAACTCGCCAGGAGACAGAGGCTCATCAGCATCACGAATGCGGATACCGCGAGCCTTAAACCCAGCGGGAAGATTAGCCAGTGTGCCAGCATCAATAAGCTGCCTTAAAATAGATGTTGCGGATCGACCTAAACCGCCAATCATATGCAAAAGGCCATAACCGTAGAAGCCTAGACCAGGAAGAAACTTGTAGTGAGAGAAGTATTGAACTTTTCTGTAGTACTCGTCACCCTCATTCCAGTTTCTGCGAACAGCCAAAACCTTCTGACTTCCCTCATCTATGGTAACGATATAAGGAAGTTTAATTCCCGTCTCTTCTCCATCGATAGGGCTAACATGCTCAAAGCCCGGCAAATCCAAGTCTGTGTGTACCTCAAGGATAGTGCAGTCCTGATCATCACCGCCGGAACGCTCAATTCCTTGAAGTTCTCTTTCCTTCTGCCTAACCTCGTCTTCGTCTCCGTAAGCAAGAATATCAACTTCTCGGTAGAAACCAGCTGCTTGGTTCTTTCGCACATCATTCGTATTCATTCTAATGACGTGCGTAACCCTGGAGGCGGAAGAAAGATCCGTAGCATTGTACGGGACAAGAAGATCATCGGCAGGAACGAATTTAGATACAGCCCTGTCTAGAATGTCATCAAAGTATATCTTCTTAAACGCGCTCCCAGCCAACGGAAGATAGAACAACAAGCGATCCATCTCAGGATCATACTCATCCATAACGTTCATAATCTGGAAGTTCATGAACTCTTGAACGCGTTGGGATTGCGCCTCTACTTCAGGGGAGGACGCACCAACAATCTGAGTCCTTACCGGGCCGGAACTGGGTAAGAGTTCTTTGTAGGCTTGTGCTTGAAACTGTGTGACGGCTTCCGCGATAACCGGATGGGTTACACCACTAGAGCCGCGAAAAGGCTCATCTCTGCTTTCATACTTAATGCCAAGAAGGTCTAACCCCTCGGTATAAGAATCTTCCCAATCCTGACGACTTCCTTTGTCGTCTTCATAATACCCCACCAATTCCGAAGATAAATCCATCAGAACCCGTTCGTCTAAAATCTCCGCAAGATTAGCGTCGGGCTCCGCTTGAAGTTGCTCGGAAAGCATATCTTCAAAGTTTATAACAACAGAACCGTCTTCTTCCTCAACGATCTCTGTAGGATCCTGAATCTCTTCAACGTCAATCTCTTGGTCGGTCAAGCCCCCAAGAGGCATACCCTGAGAAGGTATAGGGCCGTCAATCAAAGAAGTCGGTTCGTCAGCCATGTTCTACTTACCCTTCTTTCCGTTCACCAAAGCTGGCGCGACGGCTTTTTCGTAATAAACTATAACCTGCTTTTGCTGCTCAATGAACCGTTTTATCTCGGCCATGTTCAAAGCGAGCGTCTCGTAATCTCGGACACTCATTGCATAAAAAAGCAAATCTCCATTTTCTTTCTCAAATCTTCGCTTAAACGCTGCGAAAGTATCTTCCGTAACAACGTAAAAGTGTATCTTATTCAAAGATACAGGGCGGGGCCTGTTCTGAACTGGTATCTTGCGCTCGACCTCGACCGTCTTGATCTCAACTGGCAATATTTCCTTAAAACCTGTGCAGCTACTTAGCAGAGGAAGGAGCAACAGCGCCGGAAATAGCCTCGAGCGAACGGAACAATTTATTCGTGCCATTGTTAATTTTCTTTTCTACCAAACCGGGCTTCCTAAGACTTAGCTTCGCCAAGTCGTGCTTTCTAAGTTTACCTATCAAAACATCTTTGTAGACATTTGCCGCGTTTAATTTCAAACCAAGTTCTTTGTTTAGCTCCGCAAACTTCTCCCGGTCTTCAATCATAGCGTTGATCGTGGCGTCCTGCATCTGCTTGGCCGTCTCCAGCTTGGCCGTGTTCTCGGTCAAAATTTGGATGCGCCGCTGGCTGTCTTTGTAATAATAGTACGCGCCGTAAGCTGATCCACCAACAAAACCGAGGACAATTATCAGAAGGTAAATTTTTAGCATTATTTACCTTTAGCCATGTAGGCCGTCATACCCATATAGCTACCTATCACACCCGCCTGGCCGATGTAAAATAGCCCAAACAGGTCAGATAAGGCTTTGATCCGACCATCTGGGAATATGGGCAAAAATACTGCGAAAGTAAAAACAATCATAGACCCCATTGCAACCCATGCCATGCGTCTTTGCGCGTCGGCCTTTTCGTGCTGGGTCAGAACTACGCTCGCTGCAAGTTCTGCGTCACTGACGATGCCGTCTCCGTCCAGGTCAAGCTCACTATGCTTGCTGTCGGCCTGTAACTTCTTTTGTTTTGCCATAACCTAACTCTCCAAAAATCCTTTAAATACCAGAATATCGTCTATCTCCCCTATGCGGGATTCTAGGATATTCACTGCCGTGTGCAACGGCCCAGTGCCATTAGGCGACTCGTA